TGTCGTACTTGCCGGGGCCGAGGATCTTCTCCACTTCGTCAATGTTGCCGTTCTGCACGAGCTTAATGAAAGCGTCCTTACCGTCCTTGCTTTGCCACATCTCCAGAGCCCGACCCATGAGCTTCTTTTCGGCGATCTTCTGCATCCCCTCGGCGTGCCTATCTAGGTATGCCTTCCAAGCATCCCCACCACCCGCCTTTTTAATGGCGTCGTCGATGAGGGGCTTGATGCGCTCCATGACACCAGCAGCGGTCTTCTTCTGGACACTCTCGGTCGCACCGTTCATGAGTTTGCGGATCGCCTCGTCCGCCGAGTTCTTGCGAATTGAGTACAGGGCGTCGCCGTCAATGACACCACCCTTCCCTGTCCACTCGGCAAGGTCTTCAGCAAGTTGATCAACAACCGCCTTGACGGGCTTGTTTCCAGCCAAGTTGGGGTCACCCAGAACCCCGCGAATCCGGGAGGTCAGTGCGTCGGTGTTCAGAGGCTGAATACCGTTGGACCGCAGTGCCTTTTCAGCGCCGGTCGCTTGCGCCGCAAATCGAACAGGGTCGATCTTGCCCCCGGACCCGACCATGACAGCTAGGTCGCTCGCTTCACGAACAGCCGCGGCGTCAGCAACAAACTTCCCAAGGTTGGCACGCTTTAGCGCCTCCTCTCGCATCGGACCCGTGATCGTGTTGAGGTTCTTCTGAGCCTGCTCCGAAGTCGCCCGAGTCGCAGCCGCCGTGTCACCACCAGCAGCCCGAGCCAGAGCGTTCACAGCCTCGGCTTCCTGAGTCGCTGCGAGCCTGCTGGTGAACCGCGGGTCCAGCCTCAACGCCCGGTCACCGAGGGCCTGCCACGTGGGGTTGGTCACCCCTGCGGTGGCCTGACCAGCGGTGACGTTCTGACCCTGAGCCGCGGCCAGTGCGTTCTTCAGGGCGGGCAGGTCCTGACCCGCAGCGTCCCGTGCGATCTGGGCGGCCTTGGGGGCAGCGCGGCCGAAAGTCGCGGCCTTATCGACAACCTTTGATAGGACAGGACCTACTGCCCGACCACCAGCCTCTAACGTCGCACCGGTCAGCACGTCCTTGGCGCCACCAGCCAGCGCCTCCGTGGCGGTCTGTGGACCCTGCCGATAGCCGAGGGCCGTCTCCAACGAGTCAAGGCCACCTTTGGTAAGACCGTAACCAAGACCAGCGCCACCTACGGTGCCCGCGGGGCCCAGAGCAGTGCCCAGGACGCCGCCCCCGACACCACCAAGTGCTTCGACAGTCGGACGAACCATGTTGATGATCCGACGACCCAGAGGCACATCGGACGGTACAGCAGCCGGCGCCTGGACCCGGTTGTCCACGGGGATCTGACCCGGTGGGGTCACGGGGGCTGCGGGTGTCCCCGCAGCAAGGTAAGCGTCAGGGTCAAAGCCCTTGGATGCGGGCTTCTTGGCGAGGTAAGCGTCAGGGTCAAACTTTGCCATTACCTGACTCCCAGGCGCTGCTTGATCGCCGCTGCACGGGGGTCTTTCGGGTTCGCGTTCGCCCAGTCAAGCGCCTGCTTGTCCTCAGCCGACATCGGCGGGGGTGCGTCTCCGCCCGCAGGTTGTCCGCTTGACCTGTACGAGTAGGTGTCGTCGTAAGCCTCGCGTGCGCGCTGCTTGGTCTGTCGGGCAGTCTCAGCGGCACGCAGCAGCGCCTTCTTCATATCATCGGTGGACTGCACTTGACCGATCTCAGCAAATGCCTGCTTGAGTTGCTGACCTTCTTGGTTTGACACGTTGCCCAGCGCACCACCTGTCGGCGATGCTGCGCGCATGGCCTGCAGTTCCGAGAAGCCACCGCGTGCAACAATCTTGTCGTACAGCGCCTGCGCAGCAAGTGAGTCCTTGGTCACACTTGGTGTACGACCGTAGATCACACCCGTGATCCCGTTGAGGCCCGGGTGATTGGCGAGGGTTGTCAGATCCTTTTCGAGCGTATCCATGGACGCCTCGACTGTCTGCACCGCCTGCTTGGCCTTCGGGAACAACGCTTCGCGCTTCTGGATCTCCTTCGGCGGGAGTTGGGCATCCTCGGACGCCTTGATCAGTTTCCGACGCACTGCGTCCGCGTGAGTGACGGTGACAAGGTTTCCGCTTTCGTCCCGGTAGGTGCCGACACCCTTACCCGATTCGGCCACGGTGTTGTCACCATCACCACCAGAGCGCCCACCACCCGACGACTTCGGTGGCCGACTGGCCAGCGCGATCCGGGTCTTCTGGGCTTCCTCTTCAGGAGTCAACAGTTGCGACGTGCGCTCCTTCGGCAGCGACTCCATGAGCGCTTTCCCGCGAGCCCGGACGTTCGCGTTCGGGCTCAGCATCATCTGCTGAATCATCTCCCGGGTGATACCGGCAGGCGCTGCCATGGCGTTCACAGGTGCAGCGGGTGCGGGGGCCAGAGCATTCGTAGGCGCAGCAGCCGCAGGAGCACCCATGGGCTCAGCAGCAGCGGGCGCCATGGGAGCCGCTGGCGCTGGTGCACCACGGAGACCCAGACGCTCCAGTTCCGCCTGCTCCTGCTCCTGCAGGTCCATGTCCTTCAGGGCTTGGAACGCAATAGCTTGGATTCGAGTGTCCGGGTCTTGTGCCATCGTGGCATACAACTCCCGACTGGGACGGTGTCCGTTCTGGGTCAGCAGTTGGGTCAACTTCTCCTGCCGCTGACGCCGAGCCTGGACCTCACCCTCGGCAGCGCGAGCCTTGGCCTCGGACTCCATGGCTTCAGCCTGCCGACGCTGCTTGAGGGATTCGACCTCCTGAGCACGCAGGTCCCGCTCTTGGCGCCGAGCCAGAGCGTTCTCGGCGTCCTGCATCCCAGCACGAAACTGTGCACCAACGTCGCTGGTGTTGAGAAGACCGAAGTTGACTGCCATGGTTACCTCAGAACGGCCCTGTTCCGCTGTTGAAGTCGGGCATGTTGAACGAACCGGACGGTACACCGCCGCCACCAAACATGCCACCGGCACCGCGCATCACGCCGCCCAGCGCATTCGAGTAGGCTGACCCGCGAGCCAGTTGAGCGTTCGCGTTGGTCTGCCCGATGTTACCGTAGATGCCCGTGGCCTGATTGGCGAAGTTCGACCCCAACTCGGACATCACCCCAGCCGCCCGGGGACCCGTCTGCGCCATAGACGCGAGTCGGTTGTATGCGTTCCCGAACTCCTGCGACGCTGCGTCCTGACCGTAGCGCTGCGCGGCGCGCAGAGCGCCACCGGAGATCAGACCCCCACGAGCCGCGGCCTGACGGTCCAGCGCCTTCATACCCTCGCCCAGTCGGAACTGGTAGCCGGGGTCCATCATCAGCAGGTTCTGCCCACCCTGGGGGTCCCGGTGGTACTGCGCCAGCCGATTGAAGAACTCGGTGCCCGTCTCAAGGAACGGCTGCTGTCGGGCAACTCCTTCCTCATACATGCGCTCCTGCAGCGCCAGCGCTTCCTGCTGTTGGGCGTTGTTCGCAGCCGCGGCCTTCTTGGCACTGTTCGACTGGATCGCCCCGCCGATCAGACTGGCGGCAGCGGGGATCAGGAACTGAAAAATCGCAGTGTCGTAGCCCGCGTCACGGGTCAGCAGGACCCACAGGAGATCAAGGAATTCAAACATCAACTCACCTCACGACCGGACACCCGGATGTTGATCGCAGACGCTGTTCCCGCGATGGTTGAAATGAACCCGCCTGGCATCAGGGAGTGTCCCACCAACTCAGGGAACGTGTACGTCTCGGACGCCTGCAGCGTCTTTGTCTTGACGATCAGGTTGTCATTGTCCGCGGTGTCAGCCGATGTCACAAGGTTCACGCTGATCGTCGCAGCGGTGCCGCTGTAGTTCGTGGCGGTGAACTTGTCGATGATCGCAGTGACGTTGGTCGCGGTGTACTGCGTCGTCTGGGCGTTCTCTGCTGTCTTGGCAGAAACAAGCACCTTGGTGGTAACCGTCATCACAAATTCCCCTTAATCGATGTGGTCATAGTACACCGCGCACCTGCCATGAGATCGTCCGTGCTCCGGTGTTGTTCACTGACAGAGCGGCAAACTGGAGTTGAGTCTTGGACACCGCAACGATGATTCCGCCGATCTCCCCGTTGCCCGCACCTGGAATCAAAGTGACGTCAGCAGGACTCGGGGTCATCAGGAAAGGTTGAGCAAACGTGACGGTCGTGATTGACGAGATCCACAGTGACCCGTAGGCCGTCCAACTGTTTGCGGTTGTCGCAGACCCGGACTGGTGGTCCAGTTCGTAGGAAACCCCGGTGGACCCCGTGACGACGATAGGGGTCGGCAGGTTTGAGTAGGTGTTGATCCCGATCTTACCGTTCGCGCAGTTGGCGATGTTGACCGCGCTGCTACCCAGACCCCCGTTACCCTTAATGATGTTTGACCCGATGAAGAAGTCAGTGACGTTGTTCAAGGCGATGCAGGGGTTGCTGCCCACCGCACCCATGTTGATCTGGTTTGCGCTGATGTTGACTTCGGTCAGGAAGGCGTTGGCGTCCGTGGCAATGGCGATGCCGCCCACACTGAACTCGTTTCCGGTGATGCAGACGTTGACAAACGCCTTACCCGCGACTGCTTGAGTGAGGGCAATGTCGGCGCCCGCCATGTTCTCCATGCTGTTTCCACTGATGACCAGGACTGACGTACTGTCCTCCAACGCCATCGTGTACGCACGTTCACCACCGAGGAATTTGTTGCCGAGGATCTTCAGACCACCACTCGACTTTTGCCAAATACCAGAACCCACTGCATAAGGGTTGTTGAAGACGCATCCCATGATGGCGGAATCACCCGAGTCTGCGGAATTGGTGTTGGCAACCTGCACACCCGCGACGTTGTAGCTCAGGAAGTTGCAGCCGATGATTTTCCACAACGACGCGGCCACAAAGTCGATACCGATTGGGAGAAAAGCAATCATGACGTTGTTGAACGCCGCGTAACTGTTCTCACCGCTGGCGGGGGAAATGCCGATACCCGCACCTCCACTCTTGGCGGGCACAGATCCACTCAGCGCCCCTTGCAACTGAAAGTCTCTGAAGGTCAGTTGATTGGCGATACCGCTGCCCAACGACCCCGTGAACGTGAAGAGGTTGCTGCCGCTGGTATCGGTGGAGCGCAGGACCGTCTGGGTCTGCCCTTCGCCAATGATGCCGCCGCTCTGAATGCCGCTGGTGAGCTTGGTAAACACCCACTCACCGCTCGGGTAAAAGACTGGCTTGCCGAAGCTGTGCAGGTTTGCCATGACCGATGTCAGGTCAATACCACCTGATCGGTTTTTGACAGCGGTGCGCTGCGCCTCACTGAGTGCCCACATCGCGTTGATTGGACCGTCTTGCACGGCGCTGCCGATGGTGTCAACCTCGTAGGACTCTTCCCAGTCAAAACCAATCCGCCCCGCCCCACCGGACGCAGCCAGCAGCGCCAAAGTCGCCCCGTCAGCTCCCCCGATGTTATCGACAGTCCACACCTCAACATCGGTCGAGGTGGTCAACTTGAGCTTGTAGAGGTTAGCCGAAAGCCACACTGACGCTTCACCCCGACTGTTCAGGATGACCGGGTTCGCGTTGGTTGTACCCCCACCCGCGTCTGTGTACGTGGTCAGCGGGGTAGTGGTTCCCGCAGCGTAGGTGTATAGCTTGCCGCCAACCAACGGATCACCGTTGGTGTCAAAGAACTGCAGCTTAGGGGTGGGGGAAATGGACGCCATGACGCACCTTAGTCTTGGTAAGGGTTGATGTTATCAGTGACCGTCAGGATCACGGAGGGGATTCCGGGTACGGGGGCTGAAGCCGCGACAGCCTTGATCTGCACACCCGTGTTTCCGACCGCCCACATCAACTCAAAATAGTCATCGGCCTTGAGGCTGTACAGAAAATTCCACGCAGCTACGAGTTCCGAATCGTTGCCTTTTAGCCTGACCTCGCCCGCGGTGTTGGGTACGTCCGTTCCGTTGACCCGCAGCCAGATCCAGGCTACGTGATCGCCACCGCCGCTGTTGTCTAGCTGCGCGGAAAATTGAATGTTGTAGACACCTGCCCGGTCAACGTACACCCGTGACGTTGGCGATCCAATGTAGACACCCTCGCTTAAGTCGGTTGTGTTGAACGTCATGGCGTAGGCGGTGTTGATTGCCGCCGCAGTCTGTGTCGTTGTGTCGTAGAACGACCCGTAGCGCCGCTGTCGAAGGGTTGGTGTCTGCACGGGAGTCAACGCCAGTGCCTGAAGATCGTTTGCGACCGTTGCCACCTGAGATTGCAGCGTATTGGTCAACATTGACAAAGACTGAACCGTCTGCTCAATCTGTGAAACATCGGTGTTTGACTCAGGACGCTGAAGAATCGCGGAGATGACGTCCGTGTTGTCCGTAGACCCGTTGAACAGGTTGTAGAAGAACAGATACCACGTCCGGTCGATCTGCCCCGTGCGAGGGTCAATCAACGGCACCCGCGGGGGTGTAATGGCAGCGGCGATAGACGATGCTGTGGCCATCAGTATGCTGTCTGAGACATGCGCAGATGCGCGCCCATGATGGCGATCTTCACGGGGTCCGTGCCGCTGATCTCGTACACCCGGTCGCGCAGCTTAGATGTGGTCCCGAGTCGGCGCCAGATCACCCGGGTCTGCGTGACGCCGATGCGCCCCATGGACGCCCAGTGCTCGTTTGACCAGGTGTGCCCACCATCGTCAGACCAGCGCATCATAACCTGCGGGTCGGTGCCTTGGGTCACCCCGTCAAGCCCGACACCCGACTGACAGTCGAGCTGCATCTGGTGGTGCGACGTGCGCCGAAGGTCGTTGGCTCGCGGGGGCAGGGCTCGCCATGACCGCAGCCACTTCTGGATCGCCCCGTCGTCGGCGTACACGTCCAGGTCAAACGCATAGACGCGCCCGTCAACGTAGTCACCCACGACAACCTCGTCACCGAACGACATCTGGCAGTTCGACCGGTGGCGGTACTGGTTGTCGTTTCCGCTGGCCCGCTCGTGCCACATACCCGTGGCCACGTCGTACACCCAGGTCTTGCTGGCGCTGGGGAACGTGATCACGTAGAACGAGTGGCCGTCCTGCTGGTAGGTGTAGGCCACCGCGTTGGAGATGTCACCGTAGGACTGGATCTGCCACTCCACGGCGTGAGTGCTCACTCGTGTCCCGGTGTACCCGTTGGCTCGGTAGATCATCCCGCGGCCCCGTGCGTCAGCGCCGAGCCAGAACAGACCGTTGTCGAGCTTGGCGATCGAGTACGGCGACGCGCAGCCGATCTCGTTGAACGCCCCTGCGATGCGTTGCAGCGGGAAGTCGGTGTCTCCGGTGTTGTTCCAGACCTCAACGGTCGTCTTGCCAAACACCCACACCTCACGGTGGTCCACGATGATGCCGACGATGTTGTCCGCGTTCCCCTCGGCGCTGGCGAAGTCCAGGGCATCGATCTGCGTACCGTCCAGCAGCGCCGTGATCCACAAACGCTGACTGTTGGGCTCGTTGAAGACGAAGTACCCGTCAAGGTAGCCGACCGTCACAGCACCGGGGAAGTCGGGATCGGTGATGGGGGAAAGAACACCCGTTGCTGCGTTGTAGATGTACCCGTCCGGGTTGCAGGCGACGAACAACTGCGTCCCGTTGTCGGCCATGCTGACGGGCCCGGTGCCGCTCACCGACCCCAGCAGCGTTGACGACCATGACGTGTCGATCCGGTACAACTCGGACCCCGACACCACGTACCCGAAGCCACCGAACGCCCATAGTCCCCGAATGGGACCAGACCCCACAGTCGCCAGCAGTCGCAGCCCGGGGGCCCGCTGCAGCCACGCGGCCTCTTTCCCCTCGGTCAGCGACTCCGGGAACAAGTTGACCATGCGGTTCGCCGCAGCGTTGAGACTGCGGGCGACGTATGACTGACCGAGGATCGGGGTATCCATCAGGGCATACCCGTGAAGATGTTGTACCGGCTGTGCTGAGTCACGATGGCACCCGGCATCTGCATTAGGTCGTCAGGGTTGTTGATGCGCTTGATGTTGCGCTTCGCTGTCATAGCGATGCGCTTGACTTGGGGCATGGGTTCAATGCCGAACTCGGCAGCGATCTCCAGCGCCAGGTTGTACCGGAACGCTCGCAGGTAGCCTGGGGGTACTTGGATGTCGGTCGCCAGCGTAGCGGGCTGACTCAGTTCCAGCACCGAGACGATGTTGAACTCCAGTGGCAGCGTGGGCACCGGGTACACGTACATCTCAATGTCCGGGAACGTCGGGTTGATCCAGATGATCTGCGGGTAGCTGCTGGTGACCGTCTTGAGCGCGATGCTGTTGTACTGGTCCTGGTTGACCTGCATCAAGTCGTAGCTGATCCCGGTGGCGGGGTCACGGAAGTACGTCGCGGGGTCCACCAGGATCGGACGGTTGCCGACGAAGTTGCCAGTGGGACCCAGGGTGCGAATCCGTTGACCCGCTGGCCAAGACAGCGATTGGGTCTGGGTGGTGTAGACCGACAACCGCTCGGTGGACCACGAGTCGATCATCTGGTTCATGGCCGTCAGAGCGTCCTGCGACGTGGCAGCAGACGGCACTTCACCCTCGGCAAGCTCGCCGATCAGGCGCAGAGCACCAGTGATCAGTTCTCCGGCTGTGGCCATGTCGTTCCTTCCGCGACGGTCTGCGTGCGCTTGCGACGAGGAATCATCGAGTTGGGTGTTTCGACAGGTTCGCTGGGCGCATCGTGAGTGTAGCGCACCCAGCCGTGGGTCTCGTCATAGGCGGCTTCGTGTTCAGAACACGCCACCTTGGCGCCGAACTTTTCGTGCTTGAGATAGATGACTGCCATGGAAAAAGTGGCCCCGTAGGGCCACTCCTGTTCAGGGTTACTGAGCCCGCATCAGGAGATGCGGTAGACCGTGAAGGTGGCCGTGTCGGCGGTACCTGTGCGGCGGAACCGCAGTTGAGCGGACGACGTGATGGCCACGGTGCCCGAGCCCGAGAGGGTCAGGCCGGTACCCATCGTCAGCGTCAGCGCACCGCTGGAGGTGCCCAGGTTAACGATCACCAGATCGAACGTGCTGCCGACCTTCAGGTTCGACAGGGCAGCGTCGAGCGCCGCCGCCGTGGGGAACGTGTAGGTTGCAGCGCTGGTGCTGGGGTTGGCCACCAGCATGCCGCCCGTGATCTGAGCCGCCGTCAGGGTGGCCGTGGCCGTGGCGGTCTGCGGATCGGGCATGGTGCCGATCAGCAGTTCGTTCAGGTTGCCGTCACCGAGTTGCCGACCACCACCTACAGAGGGGATTGCCATGATGTTTCTCCTTCAGAAGATGTTGACTCAACCCCACATACGGGTGGCGAGCTGCGGGCGGATCGCACTGTAGCCGTACAGCACGTCAACACGACACGGCATGCGGTCGTTGTTGATGTCGTACTGGCGGACGATACGCATGCTGATGCCGTTGTGCACAGCACGGCTGGCCATATCGACACCCTGCGGGAGCAGCAAGTCGGCGGTGGCCATCGTGAAGGCGTCCTTGTGGTACACGAGGTTCTGCGGGAACTGCGTGGATGCGGCACCCAGCACGGTGATCACAGCGTCATTGGCCGGGAACGAGTTCACGGTGGCCAGAGCATGCGAAGCCGTGAAGATCGCAGGGCTCACCGACACCGAGGACCACGCACCGCTGGATGCGGTGGCGTCAGCGGTCACGACGAACTGCTGCAGCGAGCCGGTGGACTCACGGGTCTGCGGGTTGACCGCGAACACGCCAGCGATGGTGAACACGTCGCCGCGCACCAGCGTTGCCGAGCCCGAACCACCGTCGATGGCCAGGGTCGTGGCGCCTTGGGTGCTGATGTCACCGTTGACGGCCAGCGTGGTACCGCGGGTACCGGTCGTGAAGGTCTTGATCGACTGAGACATGTTGATCTCGTTGAAGCCGAGAACATCAGTGCCCATCATGCCGCTCTTGAACTGACGGCTGACCACATCACCGGGATGGAACAGACCCTTGAGCCCTTCGACCAGGCCGGCGTTGGCAGCGGGGTTCACCGTCGCGTAACGCGGGTTCATCGGTGCAGCGGCTTCGTTCAGCTTCTGCTGGGCGGCCAACAGCACTGCCGACGTGGCAGGTGTGGTGCCGGGGGTGCCGACCGACTGGTACACGTTGCGGAACACGTTGGCCACGTCGGCGTCGATGCTGGCGGCAAGTTGGCTGATACGAGGCTTCAGCACACGGTCGCTGAAGTCGTCCAGGCTCAGGGCCATCTCGGCGGTCGTGAAGTTGATGCCGATGTGCTTCTGGCTGGAGACGGACAGCGTGGTGAACTGCTCGTTGTCGTCCTGCACTTGCAGGGCGGCGCCGTCGGTCACCAGAGCGCGGTCAGGCAGACGGATGCGCAGGGTGGATCCGATCTTGGCGCCTTCCTTGGCAAACGAATCGTCGTACTGACGGTTGATGTTGCGGGTGAGAACGAGGTTGTTCTCCAGGATCTCCAGGGACTTCCTGGTGATCATGTCAATGGTAAGCAGGCTATTCGCCATGGTGATGTTCCTTCAAAATCACGTTGACTTGAGTTTCCGAATCTGCCGCTGCCGCTCAGCCTCGATCCACTCCGAGACACTGAGGGCCTTCGTGGAACGAGGGTCCGTGGTGTCGTAACTCGGCGCAGATGATGTCCGGGTGGTCACGGGAGTAATCGGAGACGGGGCAGCAGTTGTCTTTTTGACCGGTGGGTTGGAAGCAATTTTCACTTCCAGCTTGGCGATCTCAGCACCTTGCAGAGTCTGCGACAGCCGGGAAATGCGTTCTGCTTCCTTGGGGTTTGATCCGAGGTAGTAAGCCACGTCGGGTCCAACCTCAGAAGCCTGGATCGCTTCGGCCATCGCGTCGGTGATTCGCAACCTGGGGTTGTAGGCGACTTGTTCAAAGTCGTCGTACTTCTCCCGGGCGGCTTCTTCCCGCTCGTGATAGACCTCACGAAGCTCGGCGAACTGCTTAGCCTGTTCCCGCTGTGCGATCAGTTCTTCGGCCTTCTTGGTGGCCAGCGCGTCAGCGTAGGCCTCCGGGGACTCAAACTGGTCAATTGGCGGAACATCAGCGGGGGCAGTGGGTGCCGGTTGGCTCCTGGGTGCTTGCTCGCGTTCCCATTTGCGCTGCGCTCGTGCGAGGCGCTTGCCGAATTCCGCGTCGAGTTCCGCTTGCGTGAAAACACGCTCGGCGGGTTTCTGTTCGGGGGTCTCGGTAGTTTCCGGCTTTTCGACTTCGGTTTCAGGTGTGGCCGTCACCACCTGTTCCGGCACGGGTTGCGCACCCGCTAGCGTTTGAAGTTCATCAGACATTGACGAGCCCTTGGACTCCCTGGTGAAAACGCGCCAGTACGTTCAGGAATGATACTCTATTCGGGGATGGAACGCATCTCTGGCGGCAGTCCCGTGCGCTCACGCTCGCGGAGGTACGCCTGGTGACAGTGACCAATGGCGCCCGGCTGAATGGTTTGCCAGAAAAACAGAAGGTCGATGCCGTACATCGTGAACCCGAAGAACTTTCCGTCACGGTGCGCCCGGTAAGCCCGTGATGACAAGGTTTCATCTGCCCACGCGCTACCCTGTAGCGGGGTGCACAGGACGTTCAGCAGTTGATCAACCGCGATGAACAGTTGCACGAACCAATGTTTCGGGCTCACAGCTTGCTCGCAGCGATGAACAGCGCATCAATCTGCGCTTCGGTCATGCCAAGGGCCGGGCCGAGTTGCGACACCAGCCCGTTGTGCCGCTGCACCTCCTGGCTGTACTCCCACGTAATGCGGGCGCCTTCGCGCTGGGTTGCATTCGGAATCGCGTCAATCGCGGCCGTCACCATCGACAGCTTGCCAGCGCCCAGCAGAGCCAGCCGAGCCTGACGCATCGTGACAGCCTGCGGCACGGCGCCGGAATCGTGCCAGTTGATGCCGCCCATCATGTAGCGGATTGGCGGGCCTTTGTAGATGTGCGGGTCGAGCGACAGCAGCATGGACGCAGCGGCCTGCACGCCGAAGGTCTCCTCCAGCAGGCTCACGAACGCATAGCGGCCAGCCAGCTTGACTTCGCCACCCTCAAGCGCCGCATCGCCGATGTGGCTGTAGACCACGCCGGGCGCGAGGCGCGGAGCACCCTCGCCCAGCAGCAAGAGCCCGTGCTGCAACATCAGCGCAGTCAGCGCGTTATCTGTCGCGGCCTGAAGCTGGAATGAAACGTGTGGCATGGTGTCCCCTTATGCGGTGAGGGCTTGCAGGGCGGCGCCGGTGATGTACGTCGTACGGCTGGTGTTGCACGCCGCGACGACTGCGTTGCTGTCGTATAGCGCGGTTGACCCGCGTGTAGTACCCAGGCCAAAAAACGCGACCGTTGCCGGGTTGAAATCGACGCCAGTGGCCCTTTCAACAGCGGGCCCGCCATTTACTGCAACAGACAGTTTCCTAGCGACGGAATCCCAAGACGCAGCAATTTTGTTTTGCCCGACCACCACCCCTGACGCTTCAGCCCGGACATTCCAGCCCCACAGGGAAACTGCGCCTCCAGAGGTAGAGCACATAAGGGTGGCAGTATTTGCGCCAACCCCGTCCGAAAGCCCCCATATCGCGTTGTCGCCACTGGGCAGCGATGCCAAATTAACCGTTACAACTATGGTGCCCCGCGTGAAGCCCCCAGGGAAAGCTGCCGCCAGAGCCGCGCCAGTAATACCTAGGCCGTCGCGCACCCGCACCGCGCTGCCCGTGCCGGGGTTGGGGATGTAGCTCGTGGCGACAGACGTACCCGATACCGTGTTGCCACCGACGATATAGCCAGCGTCACCGATATTCTCAAAGTAGATACCGACAATAGCCGTCGTCTGCCCAGCTGGCTGGGTGCCTGAGATCACCAGACGCTTAAATCCTTGCGGCGCGGCCTGCACCACTACGGATGTGGTTCCAAATGGGCCGTCTGTAACCTTTGTGGCGACCCATGTGCTTGTATTTATCGTCCACTGCGCTTGCCCTGTTACGGCATCGCTGAGGCGGATCCTGATACTTGATCCAACGGTTGGCTTGAAATACAAATCTGCGACAACCGGCTGCGATGCTGCAACGCTGCCGGAGTTTGGGATAACCGTTGCTGTGCTGCCGCCTGCCGTTGCCGTGAATAGATCGGCCGTCATATTCCCCGTGATCGACACACCAGCATTTGCAGAGGTCGTAACGTTCAGACGGGTCCAGGAAGCGCTCGTAAGATCATCGGTGGTTGGCTGCACATTGGCAGCCTGCCCCTCCACCAGCAGCCCCAGCGCGCTCAGAGTCACGGGGTCGTGGGTGATGCGGGGGAGGTAGCGGGCGGCGGTGGTGGTGGGGATGTAGTCAAACGCGGTTGGCCCCAAGTTGATGCCGATGCGCCGCACCTTGACCGTGCCTGCGGCAGAGCCCACGTTTGC